ATGACCGAGCTGGCGATAGTAGAGACTGAGCTGCTTGAGTTTCTTGGTTTCAAATCTCCTGCTGTCAGAAATTACGAGGACGTATGCGATGAGTATGGTGTCAGCATCATTGAGAATGACACAGAGACAAAGCTATACCAAGACGTATCTGACGCAGTATTACTTTGTAACTTTCCGGAGCGCACCAATCCATTTTGGAATATGGAGAGGCATAATGACGGAACAGCGAAGAAGATTGACGTAATCCTCTGTGGTCAGGAGACCATCGGTTCTGCTGAGCGCAGCTGCAATCCTGAGCAGATGAAAACGAACTTTTTCACCATCGAGGGTGGCAAATACGCTGAGAAATTATTTGAGCTATTTGGGTACAGCAGAGTAATATCAGAGCTTGAAGAGTTCTTACAAAATAAATTTATCCCACGCGTAGGAGCTGGTATTGGCATAACCAGACTTATCAGAGCGATGGAGATAAACAAACTTCTCGATTAGTTTTTTGGTTTTAAAGTGAAGGGGGTTGGGTCAATGCCCAGCCCTTTTTTTTCTAACTTAAATTTAATCTAATGCAAAATGCACTATTATTCCTGCTGCTTATTGCGGCATCATCTCTATCCAATTCAAGGCCGGCTCCGGCTGTTTTTATAAAAGTAGAGAAACCTACTTTTAAGAATTGGTCCATCAACAATAAGCCAAAAGCACAATGGGATGACGTTGACTGGCTCGCGAAGATGCTTATGTCAGAGACCCCCGACTCAACAGATACAGAGGGGCTGCGCCTAAGAGCAATAACAGCAGCGGTCCACGCTGAGATGTATGGCATCAGTATCACAAAGGCAATACTAATACCAAATGCATACTCCGGCATAAACAAAGAGAACTACATCTGGTGGAGAGCTGAGCCTACAGTAACACACAAAAAGATAGCCATTGACATGGTGAGCAATGGTATCAGAGAAGGTGAGCCAAGGATATATGCCTTCTGCAATATGAGCCTAATATCAGCAAAAGCTAAAGCGTGGTTCAACACGCTAAAGTTCTACAAAAAAATCGGTGACGAAACATTTTTCTTATTACCATAAATCTAATCAAATGCAACCAATAGGCAAATACATAGTGGTCTCTTCAATTGACGAGGAGATAAAGACAGACTCAGGCATCATCCTCTCAGGAGAAGATGCTAATCAGTTCAGATACCGCAAGGGTAAAGTTGTCAAGCCAGGTACTGACGTGACTGTAATCAAAGAGGGTGACGTAGTCTATTACGACAAAGGCTATTCGTTCACGATGATCATATCAGGCGAGCAACATACCATCATTCGTGAAGACCACGTCGTTCTTGTTGAATAGACTTGTTCATTTCGATAATCATATTCTTGTAAACCTTATCGGTATATTTTACCTTTCGCTTGAACATTGGGTTGTTGCAAGCTGTCATTGGTATTTCATCTCCGTTCAGCTTTCGGTAAATGTCCTTAACGACATTTATGCCCTTGTCACTCATCTTGTAGACAGTCCTTTTCTTACCCTCCTTAGGTCTGAACACCTCAAACCAACCGTCTTTTAGCAGTTTGTCAAAGCGCCACCGGTCCCATGTGAGGATTTTGTCAAATTTTTTAAAGCGCTCTCTCGTAAAATAGCGTTCAGAGAACATAAAAAGCAGTACGTCAAGGTCAGCTTGTAAGAGTCCAAACTTGGTCTTGTAATACTGGCGTATGACCTTCCAGTATTTTAGGTAGTTGCGAGGAGTTTTTTGCATTAGATTAAATTTTATAAAAATATTTACAAAGATAATCAGAAAAACTTATTATATTTGACCCCAATAAACAAATATATTATGCCAAAGCCAAAAGAAAATACTAAAGAGGCTGCAAAGGCTGAGCCTAAGAGCTACGAATATCAGAAAATTGACCTGAAGACAGGTCTTAATGACATTACTTTCAAGAATAAGCAGGTAGAAATGATCAGAAATCTGCAAGAAGAGAACTTAAAGCTAAAGCAGGGTGCAGGCAGGCAGAAAAGACAGGCAGGGATGCCGGACATCAAGGGGCTTCGTGGCTTAGAGGGGAACCTCGGTATGCAGTTTCGTAAAAAAGGGTAATTTTGCTAACAATAAATAAGTTTTTTCATGAAAAAGTCAACTCCAAATCTCCCAATGGCATCTCGTTTGCAAGCCCCAGGTGGTGCAAAGGAAATGCCGAAGGCTATGCCTAAAAAAGGCGCTACCAAAAAGGTAATGTCTGGTGCAGCCAAGAAAGCAATGCCTTCTAAAAAGGGATACTAATGAAAATCGACAGCCAAAAGTATATGGGCGAGAACCAATTAGTCCATAGATTGGCATCGCAGGTAGGATCCATGAAATTGGCTGTCGATATTTTAAAAAAGAGAGGCGACATGAACCAAAACGGAACGCTCACAGCAAAAGGTCAAAAGCGAAATGCAATGACAGCAGAGGAAAGGGCAATAGATAGGGCATCGAAGAAAACAAAGCATGACCTATCAGAATATCGATACAATCCATTAACAAATAGAGCAACACTAAAATAAATATCATGGCAAAGACTAAAAAAATTGAAGAAGCCGTAGAGGAGACAGTACAAGTTAAGGAGACTGTACAAGAAACTGTGGTTGAGGAGACTCCAAAGGTGCCACAGAACGAAGATGGCATCACAGACAGAGCATATACAAGCCTAAAATACAAGAAGTAATGGCCAACAAGTCCAAGATGAGCTGCAACAAGCCGGTGTCCTCAGACAGACCTGGTAAAAAGATGATGGTCAAGGCTTGTGCCAATGGCCAGGAGAAGCTGCTACATTTTGGAGCAAAAGGCTATGGCCATAACTACTCAGCGGCAGCACGAAAGAGCTTCAAAGCTAGACATGGATGCGATGAGGCTGACAATAAGCTAACGCCAAAATATTGGGCCTGCAAAAAGCTATGGGCAGGACCAGGTGGAAGCACAGCAAGTAACCCTAAAGGACGACAAGGCAAATACTAATGAAAGACTCCTGCTACAAAAAAGTCAAAGCACAGTACGATGTTTTCCCATCGGCAAGAGCGTCACAGGCAATAGCCAAGTGCCGCAAAGCAAGTGGCAATGTGGTGAAGTCAGAGAAGGGCACAAGCCTAAAGCGTTGGGATAAGGAGAACTGGGTGGACACAAAGACAAATAAACCTTGCGGTGCAGGAGGGAAGAATGAATACTGCCGACCAACGAAGAAGATTTCATCACAGACACCAAAGACCAAAAGCGAGATGACAGCATCAGAGCTAAGAGCGAAGAAAGCTGAGAAGTCAAGAGTTGGTATGGGTAACAAAATATCAAAAGCATGAGCAAAAGTAAAGGACTCGGTGACACTGTAGAGAAAATACTAAGAGCTACAGGCGTAAAAACAGTAGTCAAGACAGTAATAAATGGAATTGGTGTAGAGGACTGCGGATGCGACGAGCGAAGAGATACATTAAACAGAATCTTTCCATACGATAAAAAATAAAAAATGGCAAACGTAAGAATACAACCAAGCAGAGCGCTTGCGGTATATAAATCAGATAATGCTGACATCCCATATCCGGCAGTAGCTACATCTGGAACAACAACAGCGAATGGAGCCAGTCAATTGATTGATGCAGGTAAAAATTTTCCTGCGCTGCAAATTTATCCTGGCAATATTGTCTATAACACAGCAACAGGAGCCTCTGCCACAATTACAGATGTATCTCCGGCTACACCAACAATCCTTACGCTGAATGCTAATATATTTGCAGCTTCTCCAGAGGCTTATATTATCTATCAGTCAAGTCCAATGGCCGGTGGTCAAAACACAGGCTGTGTGCTTTATGTAGGTACAGGTGGTGATGTTGAGGTAACAACAGCAGGCAACGATAAGGTGATTTTTGTTGACGTACAAAATGGGTCATTCTTACCTGTTCAGGTAGTAAAAGTATGGAATACAGGAACATCTGCTGACATATTAGCTCTTTGGTAAATGCTAACAGTAACAATTACAAATACAATAATGTCAAAGACAAGGAACGCAGGAGGCGGTGGAGGAATACCACCGTCAAATACTGTAGCTCCTGTCATCTCAGGAACAGCCGTAGTAGGTCAAACATTGTCAAGTACCACTGGTACATGGACAGGTGCCCCAACTCCAACATATGCTTATCAATGGAAAAGAAATGGGAGCAACATAGCAAGTGCTACCTCATCAACATATACTCTTGTCCAAGCTGATGCAACATTTGCAATAACCTGCGCTGTAACAGCAACAAATATAGCAGGCTCAGCGGAAGCAACAAGCAACTCACTTACAATAACAGATGCTGATGCACAAGCATTTTTCACAGCAAGTGGGCTTACAGGTGCGACAAATTTAACAGCCATAAACAATTTAGTTGTGGCGCTTAAAGGCTTCGGTATTTGGACAAAGATGAAAGCTATTTATCCGATGGTTGGTGGAACTGCTGCTTTGCATAAATGGAATTTGAAAGACCCGAGAGATTTAGATGCGGCTTTTAGGTTGGTGTTTAATGGTGGTTGGACACATTCTGCAACAGGTGCTTTACCAAACGGAACAAATGCCTATGCAAATACTTTTTTAAGCCCTTCGACATCACTAACAAATAATAATACTCACATGAGCTATTATTCAAGAACAAATACATCCGCTGCAAGTGCTGGTTTAATAGGTTCTGCGGTTGGTGGTAGTTTTATCCCTTTATTTACAATTTACGGAAGGTCAACAGCTGGTAATTTAGTTCAAGCAGATAGTTATAATTATAATACAAATAGAATAAATTATACTGAACCAACAGGACAAGCATTTTATACTAATAATAGAACTACATCAGCTTCTTTTAGGCTATTTAGAAATGGTTTAATAGTAGGAACAAATAGTAATGCAAACGCAAATAATGTAACTGCTATAAACTTTCCAATTTATATAGGTAGTATAAATATTGCCAATACTAGTAATAATTTTGGTGTTTTTCAATGCGCTTTTGCATCTATCGGTGACGGCTTAACTGATACTGAAGCCGCTAATTTTTACACAGCAGTACAAAATTTCAACACAACTTTAGGAAGGTCAGTAGGGCCACAGACAGTTAGTGACCCTGATGCTCAAGCATTTGTTACTGCTGCTGACATTCAAGACCAAGTTCAAGCGCAAGCTATCAATACCTTAGTTTTAGATATGAAAGGCTATGGTATTTGGACTAAGATGAAAGCCATTTATCCTTTTGTTGGTGGTACTGCATCAAGCCACAAATGGAATTTAAAAAATCCTTTGGATACAAATGCAGCTTTTCGCTTAGTATTTTTTGGTGGTATGACTCATAGTGCAAATGGTATTCAAGGCAATGGAACTAATTCATATGCAAATACTTTTTTAAATCCTTCTGCAATAACTAATAATAATCATATGTCAATTTATGTTAGAACAAATATTGATGAAGTAAAAGAAGACATAGGAAATTATAATGGCTCTGTAGCAGGATTTGGTATTGATTCAAGAATTTCAAATGTTGCTTATTATACGAATCATTCATCTTTTGGAGGTCAATATGTAAGTTTTGCAAATACTGATTCAAGAGGTTTTCATATTAACACAAGAAATTCATCATCAAATCATAAAGGGTTTTTAAACGGTATTTTAAAAGGAACAAACACAGCTGCTGGAACAACATCTGTAAATTTTGATATTTATGTTGGTGCAAGAAATAATAGTGGTGCAGCACAAATATTTTCATCAAAACAATTTGCTTTCGCCTCTATCGGTGATGGCTTAACAGATACAGATGTAGGCAACTTTTATACTGCGGTGCAGGCATTTAACACAACTTTAGGCAGACAAATATGATACAAGTAGGACTATTAACAGAAACACAAAAAGATAGCTTAATAGGTCAGCTTTATGATGAAGACAGCTATTTTAACCCGATACAGGATGACTTCGATAATTGGATAATTTCTATTGAAGAGATGGAATTTTGCGTCAATCCTGAGTTTCAATGGGTAAAAGATTTGCCGCTCATCGACTATAAACCGAAACCATCACCGCCATTCCCTCCAATAGAGTAAAATGCTGGGTGGAATACTTGATGAGGATGAAAGAAAGTATTTACATGGCAAGCACTACGATGAGTTCAAGCTATTTACACCATTGTTAGACGCAGAAAAGAATTGGATTTTACCACTGTACCAAATATTTGAAAACAAAAATTTAGACTGTTGGTGGGTAAGATACTTACCGATAGTTGAATACAAACACTAGACCCATGTTTTTGCAAGTACCCCAAGACATAAGCTATCTTACAAATTACGGAATCTTAGGACTATTCGCCATACTGATGATCGGCATCATCTACTTCATGGGCAAGCAGTTCTTTATATGGCACCGAAAGAACGAGACAAGAATAGTTGACCTAGAGAAAAGGCTTGAGAATTATCTCGTTGAAGACAGAACAACCTTGATGGAAACACTTAGCTCGAATAACCATGTTATCGAGAACAATACAGCACTAATGAAAAAGCTATTGAATCTAGTCGAAAAATTAGAAAAATGAAAGGATTCCAACAGATACTCAAAGATAGAGGATACTACCAAGGCAATATCGATGGCATAGTAGGACCATTGACACTCGGAGGAGCAAAGCAATGGATTGATGCAGAGATGGATCAAAGAGGATGGGTGAAGCCTGTAACTGATTTTGTTTGGATTAGAACAGACCAGAGCTTCGATAATAAGTTTGCAGACTACGTTGTGAGATTCAATAACCGCGTAGCCGATATGATTATGTCATGCTCAACTACTCCTGGAGATTACATCGTGTTCAATCCGCTAACAGTTGGTGGCATAACAGGTAGTGCGGTTGCCTGCGAGCAGCAAGTAATCGGAAGTCATAAGTTTGTTACTGCTCCTGATTGGAAACATCTGTGGTTGAATGCTCCGTACTTTTTTCAAGCTGGTGCAATTGAAATTTGGAGGGATGCCAACAAAGACCGAAAGCTTGATAAAAATGTTAAAACCAAAGGTTGGTACGGCATCAACTTTCACCGTGGCGGCATAGGCCATGCAGTAGATACCTGGTCAGCAGGATGTCTAGTTGTTCCCGACAAGATTTGGTACCAAGCTATCAAGATATTCAAACCTAATCAACTCATCAACTTTACCCTAATTGAACTATGAGAAAAAAATTCAAAGACACAAAAGTCGGTAAGTTCTTAGCCGAGAAAGCTCCAAAGATTTTACAGACAGTAGGCGACATACTGCCTGACAGGGGCGCATTAGGCATTGTAAAGAACTTAATCAATTTAGCCGATGACATATCCCCTGAGGATAAAGAAATGCTCTCACAAGAGATTTTAAAGCTTGAGGAGCTTGAGCTGAAGGATAGAGACTCTGCAAGAAACAGAGAGATAGAGATAGCAAAAATTCATAAGTATGACTTTCTGTTCTACCTTACAGGACTAACAGGGCTTGCTGCATTCTGCTTTATGATTTATGCAATAGTGTACTTATCAATACCGGTTGACAACAAAGAGGTATGGATTCACCTAATCGGCATTACAGAGGGTATTGTAATTTCAATATTTGGCTATTACTTTGGCAGCTCAATAAGAAGAAATCAAAATTAAATGTTTATATTTGCTACTTAAATTAAATCTAATCAATTATGACTTACGTTTCAAAAGAAGAACTAGAAAAAATCCAAGGCATGAATGCCGAATTTTCAAAAGCGAAAATGGCACTCGGAGAATTAGAACTCAACAAGCAGGGAATCCTAAATCAGATAAATGCAATGCGTCAAGAGTTTTTTGAGTACGAGAAAATGCTGATAGGAAAATACGGTCAAGACTCAGTAATAAATTTACAAACAGGAGAAGTAACACAAAAACAATAAAATGGCTAAAATAAGTACATACCCATTCCCTTCGTCACCGACATTGTCAGATAAACTTATCGGCACTGACCTTAACGATATGCTTATGACTAAAAACTTTACCATAAGTGACATTATATCTGTCGCTGGGTCAAGTACTTATGTGCCATATACCGGAGCTACAACTCAATTAAACTTAGGGCCACATGATTTAATAGCTGCAAATATCGTTAGAGCAGGTGGCTTATCTACTGAGTTCCTAAAAGCTGATGGGTCTGTAGATAATAATACTTATATTACAACAGGTGCATTAACAGCATATGTTCCATATATAGGAGCAACAGGTCCTGTTGACTTAGGCATACATAAACTAACGTCACAGTCACTTGAAGTTACTACAGATGATGTTATCATGGAGGGCATACAAGCATACTCAGGCAACTTCTTCCAAATTGGAGACAATGGATGGTTGATGTCAGGCTTTATTGTTGACTTTGCTAATAATGAATATTCACTTGGAGACTGGGGCAATGCTGTTAACGGAACTTATATCAAAGTTGACGATGCCAACAGCAGAGTAGAGATAAGCAAAGCTATCTACACCAATGGTAGTGAAGGAGCTATTGGCGATGTATTAGTTAGTCAAGGCGCAGGATTCCCTGCACAGTGGACATCTCCAGCAGCCCCTGCATACGGCTCATTCTACGACATGAATAGCTATTCTACTTTAGGGTCAGTTGAGGAATTTATGGAGTTTGGATTATCAGCAGGTTCTTCAGATGTAAGTATTGTGAACAATGGCTTAGGTAATCCAACACAGATAACTGTAGCTCAAACAGGAGTTTATAATATTCAGTTCTCTGCACAGCTTACTAAAACAGGTGGGTCAGTAGGAGATGTAAATATATACTTTAAGAAGAACGGAGTTAATGTAGGTGGGTCAAATACAATAGTGACATTAGCGAATAATAATCACTATGTTGTCGCAGCCTGGAATATATTTATCCAACTCAATGCAGGGCAGTATGTAGAGATTGTTTGGTACACAACAAATGCCAATGTACAGCTTGTATCTGTTCCAGTGGCAGTACCTCCAGTAGATACTGTACCGTCAGTAATATTAACAGTCAATAAAGTAGGTTAATGGACATAAGGAAGATATCGATAGGTCCCGATTACAAATCTGGTGCAATCCATTATATCGTTGGGCAGAAAGTGCTTGGCGATAGTAATGAGATTCATCTTATTAAGAGGGACCATATCAGCTCTTCTATCAAGATATACATAATCAACAAGAAGGGCGAGATAGTCCTTTGGAAAGAATTTAATCAAACGATTCCAACTTCAATCGAATTTAATATAGATTTTTAATGAAATCACCGACTCAATTTATAGTGAAACCTGTAAATGGAAGTCGATATAACAACACAAAGCTAATAGCCGGTATAGAGTTCATTGTAAATACCTCTGAAGAGGATTACAGGTTCTCAAACCGCCATGCTGAAGTTATAGAGACACCATTAAATTACAAGGGGCCAATTAAGAATGGGGATACTTTAATAGTTCACCACAACGTCTTCAAGTTCTATAACGATGTAAAAGGAAGACGTAAAAGCGGCAAGAGCTTCTTTAAAGACGACCTGTTCTTCATTGATGAGGAGCAGTTTTTTTTATACAAAAGTGAAGGCAAGTGGAATGCCTATGACAAGTATTGCTTCGTCAAGCCACTGCCTGCAACTGAGAGCTATATAAAGAAACCGTTCAGTTTAGAGCCATTGATGGGGACGATGATGTACCCTAATGAATATTTAAGAAGTAAGGGTGTCAACGAAGGTGACATAGTCTGCTTCGCTCCAAATGGGGAGTACGAATTTGACATTGATGGTGAAAAGCTATATAGGATGTTCGATCATTTCGTAACAATGAAGCTATGAGCAACAGGGAAATAAAACTGAAAATAATAGCAGCCGGTCATCGAGCCATTGAGGAGTTGGTAAAGATTGCTCAAGAGCCTATCTTGGGAAGCGGAGATGATGGTGACATCGCAGCAGATAAGCTAAAGAACGCTGCCGCAACCAAGCGACTCGCAATATTTGACGCATTTGAGATACTCAACAAGATTGAGTCAGAAAGGGAAGCCCTTGACTTTGCAGACAGGGGGATTACTAAAGCAGAATCAAAACAAGGCTTTGCGGAAAGGAGAAGTAAATAAAGACCTCTACTATGTAGTTGAGGACTTAATACCAAAGCAATCTATCAGCAATAAGAGTAGAGTGCGCTCATGGGCATACGGCTATAATGAGCAGTATGACGTAGTAGTCATATCAAAATCTGGGCAGATAGGACAAATTATAAACATCGCAGGCGTAAACATCGCGCTACCTCCAGTACCCGACAAGGCGTACAAGAGAAGCGATACCAAGGCTGAGCAATATTGGGAGCGAGTACCGGTACCAAAAGAACTTGAGAAGATACCCTCAATATTTACCTGGAACGAGAAGCCTTTAGAGTTCAAAAACAAATGGGTTGACTATATTGAAAATGAGTTCGACTATAGAGAACAAGGCTTTTGGTTCTACAATAATGGCAAGCCATGTTACATCACAGGGTCTCATTATATGTACCTACAATGGTCAAGCATTGACGTAGGCTATCCTGACTTCCGTGAAGCAAACAGAATCTTCTTCCTCTTTTGGGAAGCTTGCAAGGCAGACCCAAGATGCTTTGGGATGATATACCTAAAGATAAGACGCTCAGGTTTCTCATTTATGTCATCCGCAGAATGTGTCAACATAGGAACACTTGCAAAGGATGCGCGTCTCGGAATCTTGTCAAAGACCGGTTCCGATGCCAAGAAGATGTTCACAGATAAAGTAGTGCCTATTAACAGTAAGTTGCCGTTCTTCTTCAAGCCTATTATGGATGGTATGGACAAGCCAAAGACAGAGCTTGGATTCCGCGTACCAGCATCAAAGATTACCAAGAAGAATATGCATGAGATTGGTGAAAACGACATAGTAGGATTGGACACAAGTATTGACTGGAAGAATACTGAGGACAACTCTTATGATGGTGAGAAGCTGCTATTCCTGGCGCATGATGAGAGTGGCAAATGGATTAAGCCAAATAACATTCTCAACAATTGGCGCGTAACAAAAACCTGCTTGCGATTAGGTAGTAAGATTATCGGTAAATGCATGATGGGGTCAACCTCAAATGCACTTAATAAAGGTGGGGAGAATTTCAAAACGCTATACTACGACTCAGATGCAACAGTAAGAAACGCTAACGGACAGACAAAGAGTGGGATGTACGGACTATTTATTCCTATGGAGTGGAACATGGAGGGCTTTATTGACCGATATGGGTATCCAGTATTCAGAAAGCCGGAGGAGCCAATAGAAGGAGTAGATGGTGGTATCATCAAAAATGGAGCGATTGACTATTGGGAGAATGAGGTAGACTCGCTAAAAAATGATGCAGATGCACTCAATGAGTTCTACAGACAGTTTCCAAGAACAGAGTCACACGCATTCAGAGACGAGAGTAAGCAGGCGCTATTCAACCTTACAAAGATATATCAGCAAATTGATTACAATGAGTCATTGGTAATAGGGC